GGGGAATCGAACCCCCGACCAAGCGCTTCGATACGCTTTGCGGACCACCACATGTGCACAAATGGAAATGCTTAAAATAAATTTCAAACACTTCCATAAATTTCCGACATTTTTTCCAAAAGCTCAAGGCATCTCACTTGCCCGGATCTCTTTAGAAAACTCATGTAATTTGCCTTATTTAGGCGCAGAGAAACCTCGAGTTTGTCATTTGTTTGCAGAGCCAATTTAAAAGAATCAGATGGGGCAGTTCCCAGGGCTATGGCCTCTCCAAGCCCTGACAAGGCACTCTTGTTCGTCCCCTTGGATAATTGCTCATAATCCATTTGTAAGGATAAGCAGGCCTCTCTTGATAGGTTGCCACTACAAGCCATTGTGACTATGCTCTCATCAGGTTCATCCCGTCCTGTAGCTTTGATGAACAAATTTTTCAAGCCAGTCATGACCTGTTTCCGTTTCTTGTCCATACTTATTTCTGAGGCCCCAAGTAAACTCTCAACCATTGATAGAAACTCGTGCATAACTGGGTCATTACCAAGACAATCCATTTTGAGCGCACGTATGTAAATCAATTGGTCAATGGTGCCAGGATTTGGAAAGGATGCGAGTTTGGACATTATGGACGACCAGCTTCTGATTGAATAAAAGTAATTTTTTCCCAAATTACTTTCTGGGCCTTTGTAGAATTTTCTGGAACAAAAACCCACATCGGAAAGATTGACTGAAACCATTGACTCCTTTTCAGACAACTCCAGGCCTACGTTTGCCAAAAACTCAACGTGTTGGGAAAAATCGAACTTAACATTCATTGACTCAAAAAGTTCGGCATTCATTACTTGATTATCGCCCATGCTCCTAACGCACCTAGAATAAGACTCTGAGATTTTAGAGTCTACCTTGGGTAAAACACCGTAGAGGCTGGAGTGTCGAAAGGCTGCAGATGCAATGGGTAGAAGGCAATTTCCAATTGTGTTCATGTTTGATGTCTGTGCATGACCTGATGGCATTCCGCCCACAAACCACGTTGCAAGGCCTGAGGTGTGGGCCACTGGCTTTATCACCAATGACCTTAAATGAATTTCCACCATCAGTTCCCTAGCGCACAGTGATCTTTGATCCAACTCCTCTTTGTTGACCCTACTCTCCATGAGATCTGCCACTTTCTCTTGATGTCGCTCTCTGAAAAATGCATCCCATTTGTTTATGTCTGCATTGACGTTAACAAGCCTGGA